CCATTTTTCGTCACAAACCTACCACCACGCTTAAACGCATCGTAGCCCCACTGGTATTGTATACGCAGTGGAGCATCGTATTTACTCAGTCCTTTAGGCCGCAATTTTTTCTCCTTTTACCTGATAGTTAAACAGCTTAATTGCTGTCACCTTGTCAATCTTAAACCACTCACCTTTACGTTCCTTTGCAAAATGACTAAATATCTTATGCATTTCGCGTTCTTTGTTGTGCCTATTCTCTGTATAAATTTTGGCAATAATTTCATAGTCACGAAAAGGTGAAGATGTTTGATAGCCATTGAGTCTATCTTCCGCAATACTGGCTTTACCAACCTTTACCCACTCAGGCCAAGCACTGTTTGTGATTACGTACACATCACCTTGTTCCGTGCTTTCAATCTTACTATGTGACCAAACGTCATCTAAAGATTCATAACGTCCGGGCTTGTGTAATGGATGTGATTTAGGTATGTACCTACCGTTTACGAACATACGACTCGTATTCTTCTTTGCATGAGAAGCCATTCGCCGCCTATTGCCATCTCCCGGCTGAATATACCACCATTCACCGTCTTCAAATGTAGCGTTATCTCGTGTGTAATGCTCAAGACTCATTAGCTATCTCCTTTTCTTCTGTTTTAGGGAAGTATTTAACAAGCATCTCTAGCTTGTCGTGATAGGTTGCTAGTTTTTCTAGTTCTAAGTCTATGGTTTCTATTATATCAGAGTGTTCTCCGATACCAATTGTGTTATTCATATACACTTCTATATTAGCTTTGTGTTTATTAATACCACCAACTAAATATGAAGTATGTGCATCTATTAACATATTTCTTAGGTTCATTTAGTTCTCCTTTCTTCTTTTGGTAAATACATAATAACATCGGCTTTGCAATCTTCATTTGGACAAGAAAAATTACTACTCATACAATAGTAATCATCTTCGTGGTCCATGTCAATATCTCCACCCCAAATTAATTCTGAGCCACAATACCAGCAATCCATCACGCTGCCTCTATGTCTACAATCTCACACACACCTGCAGTACACGCTAACTCACGCCCACCTGATGTGGTGTCTTCTTTCTCAAACTCCTGCAGCAATGACCAGTCTACATTCTTTGGCATTTTTGTCAAGAACTTTTTGTATTCATCTTTGTCTATATCCTGATAGGGTGCTTGCTGATATGTATGCTCACTAAATGGCAGGAAGCTGATACCAGACACCTCATCAAAGTGTTTGTACACCCAAGCACCTACGTCCATCCATTCATTCTCCTTAACAGAGATAGTTACAGATGGCTTATGCTCACACCAGTAACGCTGATAGGTGAGCCATAATTCTAGCTGCTCTATTGCGTTCATCTGGGTACGTGTGATAGCACCCAATGGTGACTGCATAGGAAAGCTGAACACTGTCGTTGAGTCGGGTTTCATTACGTCAGGTTCAGAAGGTATGCCTTGTGAGACAAGGAACTGTGTAAGCGGGTCTTTGTTGTCACCACGTACAGTGCGTATGTAGTACGGATTGTGCCTAGCATGTATACCTGACGCAGCGTCAGTAAGCTGTGACACTGTGCCGCTAGGCTTAACGCAGGTAACAGCAGTTGACTGTGGTATTCCTAACTGCTTTGCCATAGCTTCATTAGTGCGTACCGCCTCGTCCTTTAGTATACCAAGCAGTATGGGCAGCTTTTCACCAGCCTTAGATGTCATCGGGTTATCCATAATACCTGTAAGAGATACACCCAGCAATCTTTCTTCCTCTGTGTTGTCTTTCCATATCTTACGTAAATACTTAAAGTTAGTCAGCGTAGATTGGAATGTACCCAATATTGTAGCTAGTCTAACCTTTTCTTTGAGTGTGTCAAGTGTATCACTTTGACGCACCACTACCTCTGACAAGTTACAGAACTGATATGGGCGTAAGATTATCTCACTGCAAGGGTTACATCCAAAGTCATGTTCCGTATCTCGTCTGCCATTCTTAGCAGCTTGTTTAATAGCTGACTGCCTGTTGAAAATACCACGCTCACCTGACTTGCTGTCATACAGAGACAACCACTCACGCATAAACGTACCCATCTCAGGCTTAGTCTTGTAGGCTACAGAGTTGTTAGCCAACGCACGTTGTCCTTCATACTCCCACCATTTACCAGACTTAGCGTGAGCCATCTGGTCATCGTTAAGATTAGACAATGAAATCAATGCACTGCGGCGAACACCACCCACGACTACCACTTCACCAATCTTACACATGATGTCGTGACACTCAATTGGATAAAGTCTGCGACCTGCTGCACCCTTAAACTTCTGTATGACAAACTCAAACAGTTCAACCAAAGGCTGTGGACCTGACGCACGACCGCCGAATGTCTTGAGCCTTGCACCTGCAGGACGTACCTCTGATACATCCCATGCTGGTATCTGTCCTATGTATAGCATAGCAATCAACTCTTTAAGTGACTTAGCCCAGCCGGGTCTGCTATCTCCTACCTTAATTACTGTATCAGTACGATGAAAGTCTTCTGCTACGATAGGTAGCTTCTCAATACAGTGACGTTCAACGCTGAAGCCTACACCTGTGCCACACATAAGGATGTACATAGTCTCATCAAACGCACGTGGGCTATCCACAGGCACGTAAGAGCAGTTGTATCCACCTACGTGGCATCTGTCCAGTGCGGGGCCACTGGTCATCAATGCCCTCATACTAGGCATAACGCTTATATTAAGCACAGCTTCTTCTAGTTCAGCACGTAAGTCAGCGGGTAACTTGTACTGGTAATTAGCACCTATATGACCTTCCATGTAATCGAAGTATCTTTGTACTGTTTCACTCCATGTCTCACGCCGTTGCTCATCTTCTTTCCAACGTGCATAGCGCGACAGTGCTATAAAGTTTTGGTAATCTGTAGGTAATTGATTGCTTATCATCTCTTCACTCCGTTAATGTTTTCATAGTTCTAATTTCAGCACCGTCTATGTCATAGAAGTATTCACGTATGCCATCCTCTAATTCCTCTCCAACTTGTCCATCTGCTGGTATAGGATATTCCTCTTCATCAATTTCAATTGTGATAAACATTTTAACTTTTACCATCTGCCATTACCTCTTCTCGCAGTTTTTCTAAATACCAATCCGCTTTATCTAAATCTTCTATTGGTTTAGACTTGTAATCGAATCGCCATAGATACTTCATAACATTACCCTGTAAGTAATATTTAAAGTTGTCTCCAAGAGCAGCTTGAATAGCATCTATACACTCAATACCTGATTGGTTATAGTGCGGTGGACTATTAACCATATCAACATCGGGCCATGCTTTAACATTATCACTTTGTTTGTTTGCTTGTGCCATACGTAACTCCTCTTGCTGCCGCATCACTTTCATATAATCTTCATGTCTACTCATGCCGATCCCTTGGTCTTACTATTGAAGTTCAGATGTATTACATTACCATCATAGGTTTTTTCTACACCCACTTCTTCTTCTAGTTCTACATCAATATCAACCTCATTGTCAATAACTGTTGTAACATATTCATGCACAATATTTCTTAGTTCCTTTACCTCTTCCATAACAGGCATAGCGGCACACATCATTTTTGTAAAATGAAGAACCTGATAAAAATCATCGTCTTTTAATGGATTATTATCACCGTACATAATAGCTACATCAACCTCTCCACTCCAAGAACCATCATCATTAGCAAAAGGTCTTACCCTTATTAAAAAGTCCTCATCTCTCATCTGCATAGCCATCTTATCTGTTATATTATCCATGTCTATCTCCTTTTTACTTTTGTGCCACCAAACTTTATAAACTTTGGGTGTTTGTTTTTACCCTTTTCTTTTAGCCATTCTTCAGGAATAATCCTGTCGTAATATCTAAACCCATACTTAATACACCATTCACCGTAGGTGGACTTTGCACCCTTACGAAGTTTACGTCTGCTACTTTCAAACACAAAACGAATATCCAACTTAGGATGCTGCCTTTTAATAGCCAGATGCTTTCGCCTATCTGCTGCAGTGAATTGTCCTTTTGTTTCTATTATAATGCCATTAGACAGCACGAAGTCTGGTGTATACGTTCTGTATGCTAAGTCTTCCCATTCTATCTTAACTGCCTCATACAAGAAGTCAATCTTGAGTTCTTTGAGATAGTCAGATACCTTTAGTTCAAGACCACTACGATACCCATACTTACGTGCTGCCCTAAATTGTTTTGCGCTAGGCAACTACATCACCTATGTAATTTACTATAGGTGGATTCTTTGCCTGTGACTTTACAGCAGGTAACTCAATAAGATTATCCCAGCAATCAAAGCGATAGTTGCAAAATTTACATCCGTCATTAAGGACTTTATTACCTGTGGGCTTGCCACGAAAAGTTTCAGGCACTGGTTCAAAACATCTTTCAAACTTGTTCTCCTTTACTTTGCTAATCGTTTGTTTTATCTTATTTATTTCTTCATCTACGTTAAGACCAGATGCGGGTAGATATTTAAACTTACCATTAGCTTTGTTTACAACCCACCAGCCGCCAGCGCGTTTGTTGGCAGCTTTAGCATATCCGGCGAGTTGAGGCACGTAGCCAAACCCGTCTTTATCTGCAAGGGACTCATAGGAATCAAACTTGTTTCTGTATGACCAGTCTGAAGCTGATTTAATATCATCAACTGCACCATCAATGATAAGGTCATAAGAACCAGAAATATTATCGTCACTAACACTAAGGCTAACTTTGTCCGTATCTTCATATTTCACTCCTGCTTCTTTTAGTAAACCTTTAAACACAGCTTCTACAATATCACCAAGCATCATGTTCATTACGAATGTTGTAGGCAATGGTAGTGCCGCCTCTGGTTTATTCTTGTCATACCAGAGTTGGCAGGTAGGGCGACCTATATTAGACATACGTAATGTAAAATCGCCTCTACTCTTACCACTACCAAACTGTCGTTGCATAGCATCTGCAACATCGGCAGCAACCTGTTTTATTGTGTCATCCGACATGGACGACTTACCGCTAACCGCATCCTGCAAATACTGATGCAACGACAATTCAGCTTGATGATTCATTATGCTACTGCCTCTTCATCGACTTCAATATCAACCAAGTCATCCAACACTTCTGCATCACCATCCTCTAGTTTTGCGTTAGCGTTCTCTGCCCATGCATTTGATATATATGAGTTGTAGTTATCAACCCACGCTAAAAAGTCAGCAAACATACTGTTATCATCTGGCGTAACATTTACAACATCATGGATGTTCAATGATACAATAGGGATAAAGAAGCTATTACCGTTGGGCATCTTACGCTCTTCAGTATTAGCAACAAAGTTATGCATTACAGGAAGACGGCTCATCTTTGCCAACTTTACGAACACATCACCAACAATCTTAAAGGCATCACGATTGTCGATCTCCCAAATAAAAGGCGTAGTATCAAGTTCAATAGACTCGCCTTTTTCGTTTACAGGATTAGTCATCTCAACAGTTCCCAGAACAACACGTACACGCTTAATCTGTTTAATTAAGTCTTGTAGCTTCTCTGGCAACGCTTTAAAGTCCTGTATATAACCCGCAGGCTTACCACAGTTAAAGCCACCATCATTATCTTTTAGATCAACATTCAGATCATCGTGCATGATAGTTTTAATGTAACGATTAGACGAGTTTGCACCGCCCATAACAAAACGCTTATACATATAACGCTGTACATACGGACGCACCTTTACAGACGATGCATAGTATGTGGGACCATCAGGAACCTCTAGCTTATACGTTCCACCTTGAATTACTTCTACGTTGACATTTTTTCCGTTAACTTCGGCAGTACCCATGACTGGCGAATGGTTAATGCGCAAACGAGCAAGAGAACTGCTTTTGCTCTTGCCTTTACCTTCGTTTGCAATGCCCATTGCTTTCGCCATTGCAGCATAATTATTTGGGTCAATAGTTGTTATTTCTGTTGTCATATACTTCTCCTTTCATAGTGAATGAGGCATAGTTATATCATGCCACGTCCTTGGTGTCAAGCCAATTCGGACCAATTT